ATGTAATTGATTACACTTTTCTTTAGATAAATGCGTACTTATTGTAGTTCCTATTCAGCTCAAAGTAAGCTCGCATCATTATAGCATCAGCAATATCGGGGCTAATCCCTCCGGTGCGCTGGCTAATAGTATCCTTAGACGTTACTCTTAGCTTACCTTCCTTATCAGGATCTACTCTTCTCACTAACTCAAGCTCTTTAATTATATCCTCTTGGTATTTAATAGGCAGCGTTATTTCATTCTTATCTATCAGCTCTCCTAATCTAAAGTAACAGTCTGCTTTTAAGTTCATGTACTGAGTACCTCTAACTGCTTTACTGCCATTCATAAATTCTCTGCATCTAAGGCTATCAGCGAGACCTCCCCCTACCCCATCAGCATCTGCGAGCACATTGGATAGCCTAACTGAATGCTCATTCATTAAGCGCTGTATCTCTGCCTTAACTTCATCTTGGCGCTTTTGCTTAAGCACTACTATATCTATACAGCTAAGGCCTCTCCATACACACAGCACAGTTCTATCTTTACCCAAACGAGCTATATCTGCTGTGATATATCCCTCTCCTACATTCATAGGCTCACGAAAGCAGCGCATCAGCTCATCATACATGTATAATCTATCTGAGCTGTTATCAAATTCCCAATCTCCCTCAAGTAAGCGCTTCCTATCTGCTTCAGGTAAACGGGTAAGGCTTGTAACGTAGCTATCAGGTAGGTGTATATTGTCCCCAGGTAGGGCTTGTATAAATGCAAGATGCTCAGGTAAATTCTGATTTTTGTAGGGCAGATAGAATTGGTTGTATATCCATCCTTTAGACGGGTTGCACGTTAGCAGAATTTTAGGCTTAAGATTAAATTCCTTAAGCTTGTACCGGATACGTGAGCTAACAATAGAATAAGCTTTCTCAGTAATCTCTGTAGCTTCATCTATGAATGCATCTGTAATTTCAAGGCCACCTAAATCCGTCATCATGGGATCTGAAGGATAGAGAAACAAATCGGCAAGTATAATTTCTGAGCCATTGCTGAACTTAATAATATGGCTCTGCTGATTATAGATAAAATCTTCGCCTGCCTTTAATCCTATCTCATGAGCCACTTGAAAGAATGTAGCCATGGTAGTTTTTTTTAGAGTATCTAATTTGGCTCTGCCTATAAGAGATCGTGTACCTGGGTATTTTAAACGTCTCAAGATTTGCCACATGCAGCCAAGCATAGTCTTACCTCCTCCTGCTGCTCCTCCATAGAGGATAGTCTCAACGTCTGAATCTACTGAAAGAAATTTAAGTGCCTCGCTTTGCCTCGTTAGTGGCTTAAAATTATAATCTATTTGTCCCGCCATTGTACAAAATTAGGTACAATGAGGTGAGTATCAACAGGTTTCTTAATTCTTTCTAAGTTTAATTCTAATAGATAAGCACCTAATGGCTTAGGAGGTCTCATTCTTTCCACGTGAAAGCCCATAAAGCCTTCATCATATTCCTCTTTATAAGAAGCTGTACGAATGTGATGCACATATCTCATGTTAATTCTATAACCTGAGTTACTTGCATAGCATAACTCCTCTACCATATCGGCATGATGGTAAAGTTCATGCACGTGCCCGGTCCAAATGCAATCAGCGCCATCTATCATTACACCCATTCTGTTATTCTGAATCACTCCCTTAGTAACTACCCCACCTCCTCCTGATCCATGGTAGTATTTTGTCTTAAATACAAAAGTGCTCGTTTTAGTAGCCTGCACTCTGTGAATCCACCATCCACCATAACCTCCTACTAATACATTAGAGTTAGCTTCTCTGTTTAATCCGCTTACAAAGCGCTCTATTAAATCAGTCTCACAGTTCTTTATAATTGCAGTCTCATGATTACCATATCCAACGAATACAAGTAAGTGAGCGTATGGCTTAAACCAATCTATTGCAGTATTAACTAAAGCGTCTAAGTAGTTAGCCACGTTGTGCTCAGGGCGAATGTCATTCTTATTCCGTCTTGGATCGTACTTGCCCTGCATGCAGCAGAACAAATCTCCATTAACAGCAAAGTTTATATTCTCTGCTAAGCACTTATCTAAGTGAGCTTTGAGTAGCTTCCTATCGCAATGGGGATTATCCCAATGCAGGTCGCTCATCATTAAAAACTTATCTCCACTTTTGCAAGTAGTGATTATGACGTTTCTACCCTCGCGAGATGATGTAATCATTAGTTATAATATTAGATTTAAGCTCCTGAAAATTCTTTTTAAATTGGTTATAAGGTACGTCTATTACTATTGCATTATCAATGCCCTGCATGAGCGCTAGAGTGCGCTCACCAACATAGTAAGTACCATCCTTTCTAAACTCTACCTCAGCTTGAATGCCCACACACTTGCGAGCATCGAACATAAATGGAATATCCTCAGCATAAGTAGACTCAAGGCCTATATCTTCGCTGTAATTCCACTGTATAATAGTGCAGCTGCACAGCTCAGGCAGTAGCTTGGCATTTAAATCTATCTGCTCTTTCTTTCTTCTAAATAGATTCATATTCAAAGGTTAATAAAAAAGCCCAGCGTAGTGCTGAGCTCTTTAAGTTAGTTACTAACACCTATTTGTTAGTGGAAGAAAGTGCTAAAATAATTTTTGTTGAGCCATGTGATTATTAATTCTCTGCATAGCTTTCTCAAAATACTCTTTATCTAACTCACATGCAGTAAGATCAAAGCCATAGTCATAGCACGCTATCGCTATTGAGCCACTACCTAAATGTGTATCTAAAATCTTATCACCTTGTTGAGCGTACTTTTCAAGTAACCATTGGTAAAGTTTTATAGGCTTTTGTGTTGGGTGTATTCTATCAGCATCAGCACCTAAAAACCCCTTATATCTAATTTTAGCAATTCTTAAAACTGAATTAAAAGAAGTCCAAGCTAACTCGCCATCTGCAAAATCACAATCCCCATAAATACCCTTGTCCCAAAAAATCCAACTTTTAGTTAATGGTAATTGAAAATAATTACCACCCCATATTATTTGATTTTTACTAACTCTTTGCAGAGCGTCAAAATAATTTTGAGCAGGTGTTAAATTGTCCCATTTTTTACCCTTTTGATATTTCTTATTTTTTCCACTTCCCATAGTCATTTCACTCGCTCCAATTCCATAGGGCGGATCTACAATAGCTAAATCAAAATACTTATCAGGGTAACGAGCCATTAAAGCCATATTATCTTCGTTGGTAATTATCATAGCTTCTCCTCCCTAATCTCTATCTTAAATAGCTCTTTGAGTATCTCAATCTCATGGTCTTTCCAGTTGCTAATTCCATTTTCTCTTAGGCAGTAATTACTTTGCTCAATGCCTAGCTTAAATGCTACGTATTCCTGCTTATAGCCGTAAAATAAACGGTAGCATTTAATTGATTTGTGAAATGGTATCATGCTCTTTCAAATTCTTTAGTTAATTTTTCTATTTTCTCTTGGCACTTGCTAATCTCATGATCAATAATGCCTTCATAAATTACACTATTCATGTGCTTTATAGAAATTGAATAGCCGTAATCTCTTGGTATGTATAATTCAGGCTCTAAGTTTTTAGCTTTTTTCAAGTCTACTATTTTATTATTTAGCTCCTCTATTTCTTCATGTATATCTAAGAGCTCTTCCCATCTTTCTTTAGTCATAATTCTTTAATTATTTTTTTAATAATGTCAATGTAAATAAGTCTGCTCAGCTCTATCTTTTGGTAGCCATCGAACTCCTCCTGTGCTGATGGGCCTAACACTACTCGCTGTGCTGCTTTAAACTTTGCCTCAGTCTTTTGCTTGGCTAAGTCATTGAATCTCGCCCATACTTCTGCATCCCAATCTGATTTCTTATAGATGCCTTGCCTAAAAAGACGTTGACAGTTGTAAGGTGCAGATATTTCTACCCAGGTATCCTTACCGTCTTGCCATCTTTGAACATCTTCGTGCAGAGCAGTTAGTGGATCAGTAGCCTCTACGTGCTTAGGCTCAGGTTCGGGTAAGATAAGCGCCTTGTTTAGCTCTCGCCAAACCTTGCTCTTGTATTCCTGATAGCGTTTAAATACATCACTCATAAAGGCTACGCTAAATAGGTTGAATGCATCTACTCGCTCAAAGTCTTTACCAATTGCATTGTATAAGAAAGCATTTTGCCAATCTTTTACCGAGAGCTGCATGTAAGTACTTAATACCACTTGCTTTAGCAGGCTAACTTCAATGTCTGAAGGCAGAGATTTAATCCCATTAACTACAGCAGCTTGGGCTATGAGCTCTCTAAACTCCTGCTCGTTTAATCCTATGAGCTTATCTGAGCTCATGCAGGCTACTATGTTCTTTTCTTCAGCGCTTAGTAAACGACTGAAGTTCGGATGTTGTAATACGGCCAATTCTTTGCTCATCTTCTTTAGATTTAGATTCGTTAATACTTCTTGCTTTCCACTGATCAGCAGCAGCTCTCCAGCTCTTCATAGAATTCTTGCCTACTTTCCAACCGTTACTCTCATAATGGCAATAGAATTTCTTAGATAGAACTACATCATCAGTGTAAGCTATGATTTCTGATAGTGATGGGGGTGTAAATTTGGTAGAAGGTGAGCGCTTAGATTCAAGCGCCTTTACCCTCTCCTCTAGCGCTTCTATGCGCCGTAAAAGAATTGTCATCATTTGGTTTATTGATTAGTGATTTGCCAAATATAACAGAAATCTCTTCCACCAAGGTAATGCTACTGCTTTTTTTATAGGTGCTGATTTAGGCATATTGACTAAACCCAGCATGTCAGTATCTGCTTTAGTGGCTTGAATGTTTTCGTAATACTTATTCTTTGCCTCAATAAATTGATTAAACTTATCTTGTCTTAAATGCTTTGCAGCTTCCCAATCACGTGAGCCTACCTTTTTAATAATACCTACCTCTCGCATAAGCTGTAGATATTGCTTGCCCATGCGCTCAGTTCTTAGCGCTGCGCTGGGAGTCATGCCTGCGTTAATTAATACGCATACTCTTTTTACTCTTTCCATTGTTACCTTACCGGTATCATAGCTGATGGTTAATTGCTTCATTTGATTATTGATTATTAATTATTTACTTAATCTGTTAAATGCTCTATTCAAATCTTCGTTATCTATGTGGTTTAAGATTTGCTCTACATCAGCTCTGTATTTGTAATCAGTTTCAACGAGACCTTCTACATTCTTTACTGCGTGCAGTACAGTTGCATGATGTCTATTAAATACCTTACCTACATTGTAGAAGCTCATAGATGTTCCTCTGCGAATAATCCACATAGCTATCTGCCTAACATCATTGAGCTCTCTCTTTCTGCACTTGCCTTTCATCTGATCCCAATCCACCTGGGTAAGCGTGCAGATAATCTTCATCATGTCATTAGTCAGCTTCTCGTTAATTGATTCTACCTCTCCGTTAATTGATTGCCAATTTAGCTCTGCTATTTGGCTCTCGCTAACTACTCTGATAATGTCATCAATTCTCTTGCGTGCAAAGTGCTGCTGATCCGATGGTATGAGCAGGATTAAATCTGCTATCTTTCTTTCTAGTTGGCTCATTTGCTATCCTTCATTAATTCAATTATGTATGGTATCTCCTCCTCAGTTATTGTAGCTAGCTTGCCTATGTGCGTTACCTTCATAGTAAATGGCTGCTTAATAAACTTTTGGGCTGTTGGGTAACTTACCTCCAACACCTCCGCAAAGTGTGCGACAGTCAAAAAATGACTGCGCACCCATGCGTGAAATGGAGTAAGCTTAGAATGGCATTTCATCGTCTGCACTTTCATTTGTTACTGCTTTAATTTCTACTGCTTCTACTGCCTCACCGCTTAACCATGCTAAGAAAATCTCAGCAACATCTAGCACATCACCTGGCTTCATGCGATCTTTACTTGCGTTGCTAAATAATACTGCATTGTTTAGAGCTACTGATTTACTAATAGACTTCTGTACATCAGGTGATTCTTTGCGAGGCACGTATGAGCTTCCTCCTGATGGAGCTGCGCTGTTAGCTCCTGCTGCATTAAATGGATTAGGATTCTGCATCTTAAAGTTAGTAGTCTTTTTACCTGTAGGTCCTGTGCGCTCCTCAGTAGTGTAGTGCAAGGTAGCTCCTACTTGAATCTTAGGGCTGTTCATATCCTTTACACCTATTTGACCTACTTCATTTAAACCATTATTTGACTCTACTACTAAATCGAAGTAATGGATATCTCCTGAAGGTCCGTTCCATGTTCTTACAAATTTCTGACTTTTTACAATTCCTTGATTCATAACTGTTTGTTTTTTTTGATTAATATAATTTTCTAACTTGTTTGCTAACTTTTCTTCTTGCTCATCCCAATCTATTGTGGGCTTAAGCTTCTCCCAATTAGGCTCCCTGCTGTAATTCATGGGGGTTATTTTGAAAGTATGAGCGCCAGCTCTCATAGACTATCTTTTCGGCTTGCTGATTGAACTCTAACTCCTCTCCCGGTAGTGAGCTCTGAACGCAGATGAATCTGCTCTTAGCTCTTTCAGATAACATAGCGATCAGACATAAAGTAGTCATGTACATTGCTTTCTCCTTCGCTCTCAAATTGGTAGAGGAAAGTGCCATCATCAGGGAATACCTCCCCATGCTTTTTAGCTGTTGAGAAATCAGTTAGTGAATAGGAGTGAGCTGATGTGTACAGTCTCCATGTGCAAGCTTCGGCATCCCACCGACTTACGATAACCTTACCGGTTATGTTGTTTGGTTTGTTCATTTGATTATTAATTATTTTGCTAATATACTAAATTCTTTTAATACTGATAACTACCTCGTCATTTTCCCACTCATACAAAGCACCCTCGTTATATTCTTCAATCCACACTGGTGTGTAATCGAATTTGTAGATCTTCATGAGTAATGGTAGCATCTGCTGCGCTACTTCCCAAGTATCTGCTATAAATAGGTTAGCAGTGCCTAAGCGCTCAGCTATTGAGATTTGCACCTCGTCTAGTGGGGTAACTACTACGTGATATTTCATAGCTCCACCTCCTTGCTAACTAAGATTGTAGTAGTCTCTCTGAAGTTGGTAGCCAAAGTAAATTCAGCAAAAGCTTCATCATAGGTGTAGAACATTTTATGGCATGAGCCATCAATGTAAAGGAAGTAACGAGTGCCATCATATCGGCAGACTTCTTTAATTTCAAAAAGTGTTTTCATTTGTTTAACGTATTTGGGGTTGGTAATTCTTTGTATGGTGTAGCGTGAATCTTATTTAGAACTGCTTCTAGTTCACTAATTCGCTTATCTGCATAAGCATCCCATTTAGCGCTTCCGTCTTTTTCTTTTTTCCAAGTTGATTGCGCTAGAATTATAGCCTCTGTAATTTGGACCACATCTTCTAAGAATAAAAAGATGGTTTTAGAAAATTGTAATTCTTGGCTCATTTGCTTATGTGATTTGGTTGTGATTCTAGTTCTGCTGTTTGTGCATCGAATGTGCCAGCGATTAACATGCCTGCGAATAATATCGCTAAATAGAGTAGTGCTTTTTTCATTTGATTTATTTTGTAAGGTTTAACATTGATTTCATTATAATTTTGATTCCATCAATAGCCATAGTGTTAGCATCGTTCTTATTAATCCCCTGAATCATAAATGCTTCTTTTAAAATAGATGCGCAAATAATAACTGTGTTTGGGTTTCTATCAGTTGCAATTTTTTGGGCGATTTCGAATGCTAATTGTTTCATGTTGGTTTATTTGTTTTTGATTATTGTTTGACAAATATACTGCTATATTTTAGAAAAGCAAAAGAAACCTTACTAATATTAGCAAAGTTATTAACAAATAATTGTTAGCTTAGAAAAGTATAGTGAAGATAATACCCCCTACAAATGAGATAGGGATACCTATTAGCGCTGCACTGCGCC